CCAGCCTTGAGACCAAGGCGTTGGGCCGCGACGAGACGGGCCGGGAAGAGCAAGGAGAACCCCAAAACAAGGAGAACCGAGTATGAACCTGGACATTGATCAAGAGGTGGCCGTCATGGAACAGATGTCCATCGGCGAGCTGCGCGAGAAGTACGAGCGCGTGTTCGGCGAGACGACCACCTCCAGGCACCCATCGTGCCTGGTCCGACGCATTGTCTGGCGCATGCAGGCCAGCGAACAGGGCGGTATTTCCTGCCGGGCCCGGAAGCGGGTCGAGGAACTGGCCAACGAGGCCGACCTGCGCATGACCGCCCCGAAGCCGCGCCCGTCAAACAACGGCGAGACGGTGAAGCGCGCCGCCCCCGCCGCGATCCTCGAGGCCGATGATGAACCGGCTGTCGGGACCCAACTCGTGCGTCAATACAAGGGGCAGGACTACGTGGTGACCATCGTCAAGAATGGCGTGCGCTGGGACGGCACGCTCCACCGGTCGCTGTCCGCCGTCGCCAAGGCGATCACCGGCAGTCACTGGAACGGCAAGGCCTTCTTCGGGCTGACGAGGAGGGCCAAGAAATGACCGAGGAGAAACCCAAGGTTCGCTGCGCGATATACACCCGCAAGAGCAAAGAGGAAGGGCTGGAACAGGACTTCAACAGTCTTGATGCCCAGCGGCAGGCGGGAGAAGCCTTCATCGCAAGCCAGATCGGCGAAGGCTGGGTCTGCCTGCCGGAGCGTTATGACGACGGCGGCTACACCGGCGGCAACACGGAACGCCCCGCGCTGCAACGTCTGCTGATCGACATCAAGGCCGGGCTGATCGACTGCGTGGTGGTCTACAAGGTCGACCGCCTGTCCCGATCCCTGCTCGACTTCGCCAAGATCATGGGGATTCTGGAGGCCTGCAACGTCGCCTTCGTTTCCGTGACGCAGAGCTTCAACTCGGCGAACAGCATGGGGCGTCTCACGCTCAACATTCTGCTGTCCTTCGCCCAGTTCGAGCGCGAGGTCATCAGCGAGCGCACGCGCGACAAAATCGGCATGGCTCGGAAAAAGGGCAAATGGTCCGGCGGCACCCCGGTTCTCGGTTACGATCCGGTGCCGGGCGCAGGCCGCATCGTGATCAACGATGTCGAGGCCGAACAGGTGCGGGCCATCTTCGACCTGTACCTCGAACTCGGCGGCATGCTCAAGGTGGTCGACGAACTCGCACGCCGGGGCTGGACAAACAAGACATGGATCACGCGCGCGGGGAAACTGCATCAAGGGAAGCCCTTCAACAAGGGCATGCTCCATAACCTGCTGACCAACCCCATCTACACCGGCAACGTCCGGCACCACGGCAAGGTGTACCCCGGCGAGCACGACGCCATCATCAGCCAGGAGACTTTCGACCGGGTCCAGGAGATGCTGGCGAACAACCGCAAGTGCGAGGATCCGGATCGGCAGTTCCGGGGCGACGCCATCCTGCGCGGCATCCTTCGCTGCAAGGCCTGCGACTGCGGAATGGTCAACAGCCACAGCAAGAAGGGCAACCGCCGCCATCGCTACTACCTCTGCCATAACGCGCAGAGCCGGGGTTGGCGGCACTGCCCGCGCCCGACGCTGCCCGCCTTGGAGATTGAACGGTTCGTAGTCGAGGAAATCCGCGCCATCGGACGGGACGAGGGATTGATCAGGGAAGTGGTCGAGGAGACGCGCCGAATTCAGACGGAACGCATCGAAGAACTCTCCGATGCCGAACGCCTGCTCAAACAGGAACTGAAGGGGTACGCCAAGCAGGCGCGTGAACTGGCGTACCAGCCCTTTGATCCCCGCGCCTCGACCGCCTTGGCATCCGCGAACGAGCGGATCGCGCAGATCGAGCAGGAGATCACCGATGTTCACCGCCAGCTCGTCAACCTGCGCTCCGCCAACCTTGGCGACAGCGACGTCGCCGAAGCGTGCCGCCTGTTCGATCCGGTTTGGGATGTCCTGACGACCCGCGAACAGCGCCGCATCATCCGCCTGCTTATCGAGCGGATCGACTTTGACGCGGCGGAAGAGACCATCGCCATCACGTTCCACCCCACCGGCATCCAGGCGCTCCGCGTCGAACATGACCGGGCAACAGAGGAGGCAGCCGTGCAATGAAACCGAGAACGTTCACCCGCAAGTTCCACATTCACCTCGGGCGCAACACGCAGCGCGAGATACGCAGGGGTGCGAAGCCCAAACGCCCGAAGGCCCGAACCCCGCGCATCGCCAAGTTGATGGCGCTGGCCATTCACTTCGACGACATGGTCACGCGCGGGCAGATCGAAGACTACGCCACCGTGGCGCGTTTCGGGCAGCTCAGCCGAGCGCGCATCTCGCAGATCATCATTCTGGCCCGTCTGGCCCCGGATATCCAGGAAGACATCCTCTTCCTGCCGAAGACCACTAAGGGTCGCGATGCGCTGAATACCACCATTCTCGGGCCGCTGGCCCATGAACACAACTGGGACCGCCAGCGGGAGATGTGGGAGGAGCTGAAGCAGAGCCTCCCTCCGCATGTCCTGGACGGCGATCCCGAGACGGAGGATGCATAGCCGATGCAAGGGGTAGGCTCCCGGCACAGAACCGAATCCAGATCAGTAACCAATAGACGTTAGTCGACTCACTGGCCGCACACGCGGAGGTGATCGAGGACGCCGCCTGAAAAGGCGCTGTCACGATCCCTCCGCGTTTTTCGTGTCCGCCCGATCTCCAGGCTGGTGTCCTCGCCGCCTCCCTCGGCCGCAAGCCAAGGAGGTCCATGATGGACACCAGAAACTCAGGCCTTTCCGACTACGCTCGGAAGAGCATCGACATCGCCGCCCGCCGACTCATCGGCAAGGGCGGTTTCACCCACGACGATCTCGACGATATCCGCTCCGAGATCACGCTCTACACGCTGCGGCAACTGCCGCGTCACGACGCCCACAAAGCCAGGCTGAAGACCTTCATCAGCATGGTGGTCACCGACGGCTCGAAGCACGTGATTCGCGATCACTTCGCGGAGAAACGGCAGCACCAACGCGCCTCCTCCTCCCTGGATGCCCAAGTGGGGCAGGATGAGGACGGCAGCGACATCACGCTTCTGCACCTGCTGGACGCAGACGAGACCGACATGCTGCTCGGTCATCGTCACCGGCCCCGGCATGAGGAAACCATGCTGCGCATCGACGTGACCTCGGTGGTCTCGGGCCTGCCCGAGGAACTACAGGCGTGCTGCGCCGAGATCATGAACGGTCGCAGCATCAGCGAGATCGCCCGCGAGAGCGGTCTGCCCCGCAGCACCTTCCGCGACCGCGTCGTCACCCCGATCCGCACGGCCTTCCAGGCCGCCGGACTGGATGACTGGCTCTGACCAGGCCGAGACGCCCATGGCCGCCGCCACTTCCCGGTTCCGCCGTAGAAGAAATCAGGTGTGCGGCCATGGCCCGGAACCCCACACGAGCAACCCAGGAGACCACTGACATGAAGACCATCTATCGCTTCCAGTTCCAAAGCCATGTGCCGCTCGAAAAGGCGGAGGCCACGCTGATGCTGGCCCTGATCGCCGCCGAAGCGCTGCATGGCCAGCCCAACGTGCGGCTGTCCGTCCGCTACCTGTTCGGTGAAGACAAGCACGCCTGCGTGATCGACGGCGACAACGAGATCGCTCGCCAGGTGGTGTTGATCTTCACGCAATTCCTGATTCACGAATTCGGTGAGGACACGTTCCAGATCCGCCGTGAACAGCATGACATCCCGGCTCCGCAGCGTTCCGCCCAGCAGGGCAAATGCAACGGCAATGGGGAGTGCGGCGGGAATGGCGGTTGCAAGGGCTGCGATCAAACGTGCGCCTGTGGAAAGGGGGTGGAAGCATGATCCGCCCGGACTTCCTGATCACCGAAGATGCGGCTGTCTACCACGCCCAGGCACACAGCCATCTGAGCAGCCATCGCCTGGCGGACTTCCGCAAGTGTCCCGAGCTGTTTCACCGCAAGCAACTCGGGCTGATCGAGGACAAGGACACACCGGCCTACCTCCTCGGTCGTGCTGCCCATACGCTGATCCTCGAAGGTCGCGATGCGTTCGACGCGGAGTATGCGGTCGGCGGCCCGATCAATCCCCGGACCGGTATGCCGTTCGGCAAGGCCACGAAAGCCTTCCAGGAATGGGCCGACGCTCAGAGCAAGGCTGTGCTGACCGACGAAGATGCCGCGTTCGTCGAAAGGCTCCATGAAGCGGTGCAGACACACCCGGTCGCGCCGGGACTGCTGAAGTGGGGCGTGGCCGAAGGCGTCTGCCGCGCGGACTACTGCGGCCTTCCCTGCCAAGTCCGTCCCGACTACTTCCACGCCGATCACGGCATCGTCGATCTCAAGACCTGCGACGACCTGACCTGGTTCGAGGCGGATGCCCGCCGCTACGGCTACCTGCACCAGGTCGCTTTCTACCGCGCCGTTCTGCGTGCCGCCTCGGGCACCAACTTCCCGGTCCACATCGTGGCCGCGGAGAAGAAGGAGCCGTTCCGCGTCGGCGTCTGGCTGGTCGCCGAGTCCGCCCTGGACTTCGCCGATGCCGAGAATGCCGCCGCCATCGAGCGGCTGAAGGAATGCCTGGCCACATCGACGTGGCCGACCGGCTACGAAACCGTCCGCGTTTTCGACTGCGTGTAAACCCCAACCCACAAGGAGAAACCACACATGTCTCTGCTCGAAACCATCATCGTCAAACCCACCCCATCGGCCCCGAAGGGCATCGTCTACGGTCCGCCCGGGATCGGCAAGACGACCTTCGGCGCGACCGCGACCGACTCGCTGATCATTGACTGCGAGAATGGTGCGGGCGCGATCCAATCCAACCGCACGCCGTACCTCTCGACCTGGCCCGAGATCAGCCAATGGCTGACGGCCATCGAACGCGAGGACCATCCCTACCAGACGCTGGTGATCGACTCCATCGACTGGCTGCTGCGACGCGTGGAAGAACAGGTTGCGGGTTCCGCCGGAAAACTCGACCAGACCCTGAAC